TGAATATAAAGAATTAGAATAATATATCTCTTTTATACTTTGCATTTTTATTTTTTAAATTATTAATTAATATATTAAACATATCTACTAAATAATTATAATAATGATTATGCCATTCATTATAATTATTTATATTTATAATATCTAAAATATTTAACTGGCTCATATTATTTAATTTATTATTCTAATTCTTTATATTCATCTTTAAGTATTTCGTCTAATTCGTCAGATAATTGAGATAATTGAGATGACGGTGATGATTGAGATAAAACTCCTGATAAAGAAGACATATTAGGAATATTAGACATAGGATTCATAATTAAAAGTTCAATTCCAACGGTTGATTCTCTATCTTTTTTATAATTAGATGTATCTAAGTCTAATATGCCTAAATCTTCTTGTAATTTACTTTGTTCTTTATAAATTTGAGGAGGTTGTTGAGGAGATTGTTGAGGAGGTTGTTGAGAAGGAAGTGAAGGTTGTTGAGAAGGTTGTTGAGAAGGTTGTTGAGAAGGAGGTGAAGGTTGATGTGAAGGTCTATTTTGGTTTACATTAATTACATTTGAATAATTAGAAGAATTTACCTTGTCAAGAAATTCGTTTTGTTGTCTCTTTAAAGATGATATATTAGATTGAACTACGCTACTAAATTCGTCCATTTTTTGATTAATAATTAATTTTTGTTGAGCAGTTATTGCTTCAAGTAAATTTATTTTTTGATTAATAAATTGTTGTTGATTTTGCATAGAAGTGTCTATTGTATTTACTTTTTTATCTATAGCAGATTCGATGTTTTCTATTTTTTTATCTATAGTAGACTCGATATTTTCTATTTTTTTATCTGTATCTTTTATTTTTCTATACAGTAGATATGATACGATTAATGATAATATAATAAAGAAAAATAAAGCGATAGTTTTCACGTCTAACGTATAAAGAAAATTTATAAATTTATTAGGATTAGAGTTATTTATATTATTATTTGAATGAGGCTGATGTGTATTATTATTTGATTGGGGCTGTGTGTTAACAGATTGTGATTTTAAAGGGCTTGACATGAATTTTAATTATTTAAATAATTAAAAATCTTTAAGCGTTAAATAAAATTTCTGGATATGTTTTGTTAGAAGAAAGTGATCTAATCTTATTATCAAAGTGTTTCATTAAATTAAATAATTCTTTTTTTGATGATACATAATGAGCATAATTATTAAATTCTTTTAGTTCTTTTTTATAGTTAGATATTGTTTCAATAGACATTTCTGGTTTTGTTTTTGATATAAAAGTATGGTGTTTCATAGCGTTGTTTAAGTTTGAAATTCTATCATAAAATTCTGTACATATTCTTTTTTCTTCGTCGTTATAATCTGTTGTAGTTTTTAAATAATTATAAACATCATCGTCAAGAGAATTAAAGAATGCTTTTTTAAGACTTAATAAAAAGTTATTTACAACATCATAGTATTGAGTATTTTTAAAGAGTGATAAATCAATTACTACATCTTCTGTAAATTGTATGACACTTTCATCCCATGTTTGAGAATTATATTTTGTATAAATATAGTTTCCTAAAAAATGAATAAATACGTCATATTCTCCTCTTATATCAATAATATAATTTGATCCTGATACTTGACTATATGCTTGAAGAAATTTTGTAAATTCTGTTACCATCTTATCTTTGTATGTTTCTTTTAGTAAATTTAACTGATCATGAGTATGTTCTGACATTTTTATATTTATATTTATATTTAAAATATATCTTTAAAAAGTAATAAGTAATATAAAGAATATATGTAATATATAAAATATAAATGTCAAGCCTAAAGGTTGTTGTACTTGAAGAAAACGGATTTGTTCCAAAAAGGGGAACAGAATATTCTGCGGGACTTGATTTATTTTCTCCTGTCGATGCTGTAATTTTTCCAGCTCAACGCATGTTGATTAAGTTGAATATATCAATTGAGTTGCAAGTAGGAACATTTGCTCATATTCTTCCTCGTAGTGGACTGGCATTGAAGAATGGAATTCACGTTGGAGCTGGTGTAATTGACTCGGATTATAGAGGAAATGTTGGAGTACTTTTGTTTAATTTTTCTGACCAGCCTTTTAATATCACAAAGGGAGATCGAATTGCTCAAATGGTTATTCAAAAGTATGAGATGATTGATCCAGAGGAAGTTAATAATTTTTCATTATCTTCTACAGATAGAGGAGCAGGAGGTTTTGGAAGTACCGGAAATTAAAATATTGGGGTAAAGTTGAAGTTTAATGCTTCAAACAACTCTTTAACAATGTCATCGTGAAAGCTTTTTCTGTCTAATGTTTTAAGCATATTAAAATCTTCTTTTTTACATGGATATTTGTGTCTTCTAAGTAATTGAAATAATATATATTGTGTATTAATAAAACTTTTTCTTTCTATTTTTCCTGTAAATTTAAATTTCTTATCATAGAGATTAGAAATTTTGTCAAAGTCCTCCATAAGTTGATTTTCTAAATGTGATATATCATCTACTTTCTTTCCAGTCATTTTATGGTATATTAATATAACGTCTTCATAGTGTTTAGATTGGCCATTTTCTTTTAAAAATAATAGAATGTGTTCTTTTGTTATGTTTTCAAATCTTGTCTTTTTTGGTGTGTCTTTATCTCCTACTAATAAACCATGAAGTTCAAATTGATCTTCAAGATTTTTATATACCTTTTCATCTATTGTCGAGTTTTGTTTTCCTTGAAATTGATTAATACAATCTTTAAAGTGTATTTTTCTTTCATAAGAATATTTGCTTGACATATTTATACGAGAGATATCTTTATAGCTTAAAGATTTATAAGATTTCTCTTCTTGTTTACCACAATTTTCGCATATTTCAAGATTTTGTTCGGTTTGATTTATAAATGATGAAAAACCGCATGAACAATTTCTCTTTTCTATTTTTTTATTTTTTTCAATAAGATCTTCAAACTCCTTATATTCAATATCGTATTTTTTTAATATTTCCAAATAAGATTTAGAAAGTTGATTTGAGGGTTTTTTTGATTTCCCCATAAAGGATATTTTACTTGGAATAAGATATTTATGTTGTTCGATAAGTTCAGAAAAGTCCATTATATAAAAGTTTTGTATTGTATTTATATTTTGAATGGATTCTTTTTCATTTTTTAACTTATTTATTTTTTCATTAATATCTCTTAATACATGTAATGACATATCATTTGTATTTTTTATATCTTCGAGATCCTTTATTTGAGAGTCAATATTTTGAATATCTTCTTTTTTTTTATTCCATAAATCTCTAATTTGTTTATCAATGCTAAATATGTCTATTTCCATATAATTTAAAATTTAATATCTTTTTAACTTTTATTTACATTTTTTTTCAAAAGAGAAAAAAAATATTTGAAATTTAAAAAAAAAATCTCGTCTATAATAAAAACATGGCTATATGTACATCTAACTTGACTTCCGGTTTTATCGATCTTGCCACTTATGATGAGCAAGAGAAGTACCTATACGGTGGACCCGATGCTGTCGCTTACTTTGTTCGCGAGATTCGCAAGGCTACCTGGTTCACTCAGGTCCCCGTCTGCCTAAGTGCTCGTTCTGGACAACCCCAGTTCGGTCAACAATGGTCAGTCTCTATCTCACGTGCCGGTGATTACCTCCTATACACTTGGCTACGTCTAACCTTAAACGCTGTTACCGCTGCCACCGCCAACAACACCTTAGCTTACAACCCAACTTGCAATGGTGTAAACCCACACATCTCCGGTGCTCAGCCAGGTGCCCACGTTCTACGTTGGACCCGCAATTTGATGCACAACCTTATCTCAGAGTGCGCCATCACTTTCAACGATTTGGTTGCTGCTCGTTTCGACAACTACCACTTAGATTTCTGGAGCGCTTTCACTGTTCCAGCTGGCAAGCGCAACGGTTACAACAACATGATTGGTAACGTTGACGCCCTAACCAATCCAGTAGCTTTAGCCTTCCCATCAGTAGCTCAGTGCTTAGGTGGAGCCGTTAACGCTATTAACGGTGCCAATGGTTTGGTAAATGTTAATGCAAGTGGTCAGCAAGTTCTACCAGCTGCTACTCTAAACTTGCCTCTACCATTTTTCTTCTCACGTGATTCTGGTTTGGCTCTACCAACCGCTGCCCTACCATATAACGAAATGAGAATCAACTTTGCCTTCCGTAACATCTGGGATCTATTGATTGTAGATACCTACAACACTCTACCAAACGCTGTTGCTGATGCTGTCGGTGATTGCGGTTACTGGACTTCACGCCCAGCTCAGCAATCAGATTTGTCAACCAGTGCTGATGCTGTTATGGGCCCAGTTAACGTATGGGCTAACTATGCTATCGTATCTAACGATGAGCGTAAGAAGATGGCTTGCGCCCCTCGTGATATCCTAATTGAGCAGGTTCAGACTGCCCCAGTTCAGAACTACAACCCAACTACCTCTGCCCCAATTGATATCCGCTTCTCACATGCTATCAAGTCTCTATTCTGGGCTGCTCGCAACATCACCAACCCTGCCTCGTGGTCTAACTACACCACCAGTCAGCAGCTACCTCTTGGACCAATTGATTGCGTCTCAGTTGACAACACTATGTTTGGTGTCGTTGACTTTAACGCTGGTGTTGATCCAATTGCCAGTACCTCTCTCATTTATGAGAACACCCAGCGTCTATACCAGATGGGCTCAGACTACTTCTCACTCGTCAACCCATGGTACCACGCCCCAGTCATCCCACTCGAGACTGGTTACCACTTGTACTCATACTCACTTGACTTCTTTGCCATTGATCCCATGGGATCAACCAATTATGGTAAATTAACCAACGTTTCAATTGTCCCACAAGGATCCAACGATGCAGTCAGTTCACAGCAAGCTTTGGCCAACCCAGCTGGTTCATTCAGCGCTGACCTACTACCAGTTGCCCCTCTACAGGGAGCTGTCACCCCTGGCTATGGCGCCAAGTACTGCTTCATCACCACCGCTGTCAATAACAATATTATCAGAATCTCCGGAGGTAAACCAATTGTGCCTCCAACAGTGAGCTGCTATTCACGATGTAATATCTCGTGTATAGGAAAACAGTGTAAGATATTACCTGGATATTTATATAAATGTCTTGTATATAACTCGCTAGTCGACTCAATAAAGTCGGCAAAACTATCAAATTGCTGGAAACCCCTTAGAGCTTTCGGTACGACTCCTTTTTGGAAACGAAAAGAGAGAACTTCGCATAATGGCGTTGTCATCGTAATAATCCGAAAGATTGGGCAATCAGCAGCCAAGTCCTTAACTCATCGAAAGATAAGAAAGGAACGGGTTCAACGACTAAATGGTAGTTGGGATTGTAAAAAATCCTTAAGATATAGTCTACTCCTATCTGAAAATTTAGGTATAAATGGCTCTTGGCTTTCCTGTGTTATAAAAGCAAAAACCAAATCACAACACAGTTCAAAAATATATCAAAAAATACAAAAAATATCAAACATATCAAAAATTTATATATTGCATTATATCAATATATAAATTTATATATTCCAACCTTCTAAAAAAGAAGGTTGAGTTTTATTTAAACATATCATTCTGTTTATCCAATATCTTAT